ATAAGTGGCATGCGGATCATTTAGCCCCGATATATCGTGGGCATGATGAAAATAAAAGATATGAACATCGCGGCAAGGATGAGATTGAGAATTTAATGCCTGCTTGTGTTTCGTGCAATTTGAGCAAGTCTGTATGGTCACTAGAAATGTGGCGTGATGAATTGAAAGCGAAGGTTGAGCGACTACACAAGTATGAGAAAAACTTCCGCCTCGTAGTTGCTTTTGCTCAGGTGGAAATAACAGACAAGCCTGTGCAGTTCTTTTTTGAGAAGTGGGGTGCCAATGACATCAATCTCACTCGCTGAATATCAAAAACAGTTTGGCGGTGGTCGTAAGACTGCCACCAAGCGCAACAAATTCAATGCTGTGAAGATCGAAAAAGACGGAATGAAGTTTGATAGCCAAAAGGAGTACAGACGATATATCGAGCTTACAGCGATGCAGCAGAGGGGTGAAATTCAAGATTTAAAGTGTCAAGTCGGATTTGAGTTGGCACCCAAGGTAAAAATTGCAGGTGAAAAGAGGGTTAAACCTGCATTGAGATATTTTGCAGATTTCACATACCTGAGCAATGGGAAGCTAATTGTTGAGGATGTGAAGTCGGCAGTAACAAGAAAGTTAGCAAGTTTTAGAAATAAGAAACACTTGATGAAAACAGTACACGATATTGACATTAAAGAAGTTTAAGGGTGATGGGATGAATGCAGTAGCAGAAGCTAAACCAGAAAAGTTAACCAATATTGAGTGGCTTGGTCAACAACTCAGAGCAAAGACAGCAAATTATGAAGCTAGCACACCTTCTACTGGTGGTGTGCCTGCTAACTGGGAGGATCGTTGTGGTGCAATAGCAATGCTTCCCAATGAGGAAACTAAAGCCTATGCATCAATATTGGTGTGGGGGGATTATCGCAACAATACAGAACAATATGCCTTAGTCACAAAGTACATAGCTGATTATGTTTGGCGTATGGCTCAGGAGGAAATGGACAAGCAGCGTGAAACTTTTGATATGGAGAAATTCTGTTGGCATGTTGCTCGAATGGAGTTGTTTTATTGCTTGAGACCGAAATTGCGTAAATACCACACTTTAGAGGGTCGTTGGGTTTTCTCTGGAATTGATTATATAAAACCAGATACCTACTCGAAACGATATTCGTGGCTTGGTGAGGCGGTAGGGTTGTTGCTTGAGGAGTTGAAGGGTGAGATTGAGCATTGTGTGAAAGAATATCGAAAAGACTTACGTGGAGTGGTATTGACTGCCTAAACGGATTTAAGGTATAGTTTTTCTATACTGGTCGTATTACGGTTTGACCAACTAAGTTTTAAAAGCCTCGCTAAATGCGGGGTTTTTTATTGCCTAAAATTAAGGAGAAACACATGCTCCAATTCTTTCGAAAGTTATTCTGCCTTCATGCTTATGAGTTTGATTACGATCATGAGCATGGATATACACAAGAATGCCGTAAATGCGGTAAAGATGATTAAAATTTGCCGAACGTATTACGGCACATAAAACCCCTCGCATTCTAGATGTTGAGGGGTTTTTCTTTTCTTATTGGTGGTGCTTGATGCGCAGCCCAGAAAGACTCAATCAGGTTCGTTCATTGCCATGTGTGAAGTGTGGAAATCCTGAATCACAAGCAGCCCATTCAAATTTCGCTGAGCATGGTAAAGGTAGAGGTATTAAAGCCTCGGATAAATTCACTATTCCGTTGTGTATAGACTGCCACCAGTGGCTTGATCAATATCACTCAATGAGTCGTGATGAATCGAAGGTGTGGTTTGATCACATGTTGATTAAGACTAATCGGATGTTGAGCCAAACAGATAAAGAAGTTTTTTAACCTGAGCCTGATGGCTCTTTTTTTATGTGAGAAGAAAATGACCAAAGCAGTAACAGAGCAAGAGCTTCAGGAAAAAGCAGTCGCACCACGAGTAACCAAAGATCATATCGATCAACTAATGGGTCGAGTGACTTATGTGGTTGTGCAACAACCGGGTGATACTACTTCAACTTTTGTACATGCTTATCTCGACGGTAAATTCTTTTTAGCCACTGGCTTTAGTGCTTGTGTCAGCAAAGAAAATTTTAATGCTGATATTGGTGAGCGTTTGGCAAAAGGCAATGCCGAAAAACAAGCAGAAAATAAACTTTGGGAGCTGGAAGGCTACCGCCTATTTATAAACACATAATTAGATAGATGGAGATAGGAAATGCAAAAAGCCGTGTTTCCTATCCAATCTCATGCCGACATCACTAAAGCCATTAGCTTTATGCATACCAATTACACCAAGGCATTAGAAGAAAATAAGCCGTTGGTGGTGAGGATTGATCAGAAGCAGGATGATAGATCCACAGCACAGAATAGATTGTATTGGATGTGGCTGGGTTAAATCGAAAAGAAGAATGGCACCCACAAAGACCAACTGCATTTTGAGTTTAAGAAGAAGTTTTTAGTTTTTATTTATCGTCGTGATGATCAAGAGTTTGCCGAGACATGCAAAGCGATTGCCATGTTGAAGCAGAATGAATGTGAAGAATATAGAGTGATTGCAGAGCAAGTAATAAGACTTTGCAGTACTACAAAATTAAGCGTTAAGCAGATGACTGAGTATTTGAATTGTGTGCATGATTTTACTGTCACACAGTTGGGTATTCATTTAACTGTGCCGGATGATTTGAAGTGGTGTTGGAGCGATATCTAGCAATTTGCGAAAACAAACCCTATGAAAGAAAGTTTATGAGGCGTTTATGGCTATTTGCGGGGCAAAGAAACGCAATGGCGAAGCGTGTCAAAAACCGCCAATGAAAGGAAAAATGAAGTGTCGTCTTCATGGTGGAGCAACAAAGAATAGTGGCGCACCAAAGACTAATAAAAATGCAATCAAGCCGGGTTCTCTCTACTCGCAATTCATGACTACAGATGAGATTGATTTCCTTCAAAATGCTGAGTTAGGAAAGATTGATGCTGAATTGCTGTTGTGTAAGGTTCAACTCAAAAGAGCATTAGAGGCTAAAGCTAAACAAGCTGTTGAGGTTGAAAGTATAGAAGACCTTTTGGAGCTTGAATCCATCCAAACAGATGATAGTGAAAAGGGTGGCACAAAAAGCACATTCAAATACCGAGATTATGATTCACGTATTGATCGACTAATGGGTCGTATTCAATCGCTGACCACTCAAAGAAATTCACTTGTTCAGCAAGAGCTGGATATTGAACTAAAGAAAATTGAGTTAAAAGAGCGCAAAAGTACGGAAGGCGACAAAGAGACAGATCCAACACCAGTGAAGGTAACAATCAACGTGGTTAATGCGAGTAAAGAAAATGCCTGACATTAATCCTTCGTTAAATGTGCCTCAAGCCAAGTTTTTACAATTGCCCAATAAGTTTCGTGCATTCGTTGCTGGATTTGGTAGTGGTAAAACTTGGGTTGGCTGTTCAAGCCTTTGCGATAAATCATGGCAATTCCCTAAAGTTCCACTTGGTTATTTTGCTCCAACCTATCCGCAGATTCGAGACATCTTCTTCCCGACAATTGATGAAGTTGCATTCGATTGGGGGTTTAAAACCAAAATTTACGAGACCAATAAAGAGGTCGATATTTATTATGGTCGTCAGTACCGCAGCACAATCATCTGTCGCTCAATGGAAAAACCCCAAACAATTGTAGGTTTTAAGATCGGGCATGCGCTGATTGATGAGCTTGATGTGATGACCAAGGATAAAGCTCAAACTGCATGGCGTAAGATTATTGCTCGTATGCGTTACAAGCAAGCCGGATTGATCAATGGTATTGATGTTGCGACCACACCAGAGGGGTTTAAGTTCACATATGAGCAGTTTGTTAAAGAGGCGAATTTAAGCCCTGAAAAACGTGCTTTATATGGAATGATTCAAGCATCAACCTACGACAATGAAAAGAATCTACCAGATGATTATATTTCATCATTACGTGAGTCATATCCACCACAATTGATTGAAGCTTACTTGCGTGGGCAGTTCGTCAATTTAACAAGTGGCGCTGTTTACCCCGATTTTGATCGAAAGCTAAACCATACAGATGAAGAAATACAAAATGGTGAGCCATTACTCATAGGTATGGACTTTAACGTGCTGAAAATGGCAGCTGTGATTTACGTCATTCGTGATGGCAAACCTAGAGCATTGGATGAGTTGGTAAATGTGCGTGACACACCAACCATTGCGCGGTTGATCAATGAGCGATTTGAAGGGCATGAAATCACCGTAATACCTGACGCTGCCGGACAAGCAAAGTCATCTAAAAACAGTAGTGAATCAGATCATCAAATACTTCGTGAGCATGGATTGAGAGTTGAAGTTAATACAACCAATCCGGCAATTAAAGATCGAATAAATGCAACAAATGCTTTGATTTTGAACGGTGATGGTGAGCGCACATTATTGGTGAATACAAATAAATGCCCTCGATTCACTGAAACTTTAGAGCAGCAGGTTTATGACGATTTCGGGATGCCTGATAAAAAATCAGGACTCGACCATGTTGGTGACGCTGGCACCTACCCATTAGCAAAACGATTCCCAATTATTAAGCGCATAGCAAAAACATCAAGATTAGTAGGTTTATTATGAGTGTAAGCACCCAACACCCTGAGTACTCAAAGCACTTGCCGAAATGGGTAATGATGCGTGATGCGCTCAATGATTTAGTAAAACAAAAGAATGAAATCTACCTTTCCAAAACACCGGGCATGATCGTTGCTGAACGTGAAGGAATGGACGCGGAAGGTAAAATCTACAAAGGTTATATGAGCCGTGCTCAATATCCGCTATGGGTGCAAGATTCTTTGCGTTCAATGAATGGATTGCTCACCCGGTTAAAGCCTGAAATTAATCTGGTTCATAGTCAGCTTGAGATTTTAAAGACTCAGGCAACCGATGACGGTTTTGGCTTGGACCAATTATTTGTCCGTTGCTGTGTCGAGGCATTAAGCGAAGGTCGTTATGGCTTATTGGTTGACTTTGATGATAAGTGTCAGCCGTATATTGCAATGTATGACTCACTGAGCATTATTAACTGGAAGACTGGTGATGTAGGTGGGCGTAAAGATTCAAAGCTCATTGTCTTGCAAGAGAAGCATTTAAAAGAAGGTCAAGACAAGTACGGACACGATAAGGTTGATCGATATCGTGAGCTTGAACTGGTTGATGGTCTTTATGAGGTGAATCTGCTTGATGATAAGGGCGGGGATATTGAGAAGTTTGAGCCGAAAATGGGGCAAAAACGACTTGAGTTTATTCCTTTTGTATTTGGTGGCTCTCTCGACAATACGCCTGAAATTGATGATATTCCTTTGCTGACCATGGCGAAGTGTGCAATCAAATATTATCAATTGAGTGCTGACTATTTCCAAAGCCTATACCTGACGGCTCACCCACAACCTTATACAACTGGCGCTCAAGATACCGAGTTAAAAGTCACTGGTCCAATTGTCGCTTGGCAATTACCACAAGGTGCAACATGTGGCTATTTAGAGATTCAAGGTAATGGTATTGAAAAAACCAAGTCTGAAATGGAATCTCAAAAGAATAGCGCAGTTGAGGCAGGGGCGAAGGTTCTTGATTCGGGTTCCAATGAGTCAGGTGAAGCGCGTAAGGCTCGCCAAAATGATCAGCATGCAAGTCTACACACAGTTGTGAAAGCAGCAGCAGAGGCGATAGAGCAAGCATGTAAGTATGCCGCCTTGTGGCTTGGTCTTGATGCTTCCGAGATTCGATTTACTGTTCCACTTGAATTTGCTCAAGACATTGATCCTCAAATCTTGGCCCAACTGTCCAATTTGATGATGGCAGGGAAAATCAGTTCTGATACGGTTTGGACTTATCTGCAAACTGGCAAGATTCCAGAGCGTGATAAAGAAGCTGAAGATGATCTGATTGAGGAAGATTCAGCTAAAGTGCCGATGGGTGGAAATATTCCAACTGAGTAATGTATGAACACATCACAAGATGCAATTCTAATCGCCATAGCTCAACATGCGGCATATAGCTATAGATTATCTAGCGGTGAAGTAAGCAAGCTTATATCGCTATTTAATGGCGAATCAAACGCTATGGTAAGCAAGCTTCGAGATTTACTGGATGAATTGTCGGATGCTGAACGGATTGCGTTAAGTGGTGGTCAATATACAACGCCACTTTTACAAGAGATTCGAGGCATATTTGCTGCATGGCAATCAACACTTGCAACCGTATTACCCGAAGCCTTTGCGGTTTCAGCTACAGCACTGGCAGTTCATGAAGCAGCCTTTGCAGCTAAAATCGTTGGCGATAGCATCAAAGCCAATGGTGAAAAGCTATTTAAGAAAGCCAAAAAAGTTCCTGTGGTTGGTGGCGCATTACTCGATGAGCTATTCGATAAAATTAAAGATGATGCTCGGTTAAGAGTTGAGTATGCAATCCGACAAGGCATTAATGATGGTTGGACAAATCAGCAGATTGTGCAGCGAATCAAGGGCAAAAAGGCTTTTGATTATCAGGACGGTATTTTGCAGCAGTCCAGAGGTGATATTGATCGAGTGGTGAGGACTGCGAGAAGTCATGTTGCGAATACGGCTTATATGGATACATATAAAGCACTTGGATTTACGCATGTGAAATTTGTGGCAACTTTGGACGGTCGTGTGTCAAAAACGTGCGCCAGTCTTGACCAATCCATGTGGGAAATCGAGAGTTCTAAAATCAGACGACCACCACTTCATCCGCATTGTCGATCTGTATTGGTTGGTGTTGACGCTGATGGGAATCTGGCAGGCAAGCGACCATTCGTAATGGATGAGCGTAAAGTCAAAGATATTCCAGTAGATGAGAAAAAGCAGCTTATTGGGCAGTTGGACGCGAACACATCATTCAAGCAGTTCTTTGATAAAGCAGATGACTTTTTCCAGAAAGAGTGGCTCGGTGAAAAGCGATACAAGCTATACAAAGATGGTAATTATTCGATAGACAAGTTTGTTGATCCGTTAGGTCGGCAGTATTCACTTGCTGAACTCAAGATTTTGGATGAGAAGACTTTCAAGGAGTTGGGATTGTGATAACACCTGAACAGCAAATCATTTATGACTTAATTTTAAAGACTTGGACGAAATAAAAATGACTAAGATATTCCAGCCACATGAGCAGCGCGTAATTGAAGAGCGAGAGCAACTTCAAGACAAGCTAAATAAATTAGATGCTTTTTTGCTTAAAGGAAAGCCACTATTTATTGATGATAAAAATTGGGAATTGCTTATGGACCAGTATTTCCATATGAGTAATTACAATGTGGTATTAACTCAGCGAATCTCTTTATTTTAAGCAACCAATTTTAAATACGACCCGAAAGGGTCTTTTTTTATGTGAGAAGAAAATGTCAAACGAAAAACAGATTGAACAAGAAATTCAAGATAAAGGCTTAAATGCACCACGCTTAACGCCTGAGCATATTGACTCAGTAATTGTTGGTGAAACCTATACAAATTTACCCGATGGTCGGACCGTAATTTGCCAGTTAACTCTAAAGAATGGTTACACGATTGATGGTAAATCCGCATGTGTAAGCAAAGAAAATTTCAATCAAGAGATTGGTAATAAAATTGCTCGCCAAAATGCACGTGAAAAAATTTGGGAACTCGAAGGGTACTTGCTGAAAGAAAAACTCCACCAAAGCAATTAATAAACAACTGCACCTTCGGGTGCTTTTTTATGCCTTGAGATAAGGCTTTTACATCAAACGAGAGGTTTGAAAAATGGCACTACCTTTAATAGTTGATTCGCTTGATGCAATCGATGAATCACAACGAGCACTCTACATCGAAACAGACGGAAAATTCCGCTTAGATATTGATGGATATGAAGATCCAAAAGGCTTGAAATCAGCACTACAAAGTGAGCGAGATGCCGCTAAAACTGCAAAACAAGAGCTAAATCAATTCAAGCAACAATTTGACGGTGTTGATATTGAAAAGATCAAAGAGTTCGCAACCAAATACAAGTCGGATGAGATGTCCCGCTTACTGGCAGACGGAAAGATCGATGAAGTCTTAGCCCAAAAAACCGACCTGATGCGAAGCGACTATGAGCAGAAACTAAGTGAACAAACTTCACGTGCTCAAACATTAGAAAGCAAGGTTTTAGGTGGTTTTATTGCAACTTATGCAGCTCAAGCAGGGGTACAACCTGAAGCGATTGATCTGGTGAATATGTTGGCTCAAAACCAATTCAAACTAGATGTAAATGGCGATCCTGTGGCGGTGAATGCTCAAGGTGAAGTAATCAATGGTAAAGATGGCAAAACACCGCTTTCAATTACTGATTGGCTGACTTCATTGCGTGAATCTAAACCGTTGCTATGGGGAAATCCGCAGGGTTCAAATGCACCAGGGTCAAAAGGTGGTGGCAAGGTCGACATTCTAAAAGCTGACGGCTCGGTCAACCTGACCAAGCTTGGTCAATTACGAAATGAAAATCCGCAACTGGCTAAGCAATTAGCAGCGGAACATGGCATTCAATTAAATTAAAAGGATGAGGCTCAATGGCTGAAACTAAAATTGCAAATGTGATCGTACCTGAGTTATTTAACCAGTACGTGATCAATAAAACCGCTGAAAAGTCTGCATTATGGCAGTCAGGTATTGTTGGTTCGCTAGATCAACCAATTGCATTTGGTACGTCGGGCGGTACAACTGTTCACTTGCCATTCTGGAATGATTTAACAGGTGAATCAGAAGTTTTATCTGACAGCACATCATTAACTGTAAACAACATCACAGCATCAAAAGACGTTGCGATTCTTCATGCGCGTGGTAAAGCATGGGGTGCAAATGACCTTGCAAAAGCATTGTCAGGTGACGATCCGATGGGTGCGATTGGTGACTTGGTTGCTGATTACTGGGCGCGTCAAATGCAGGGCATCTTATTAAGCTCGCTTGGTGGTGTTTTTGCTGCAACAAACATGACTGGCAATGTACTGGACATTTCAGGCGGAACAGGTGCAGCAGCAGTAATTGATGGCGCATCATTTATTGACGCATCTTACAAGCTTGGTGATGCTACAGATAAGTTGACTGCGGTAGCAATGCACTCAGCAACTATGGCAAAACTTGCTAAAGACGGCTTGATCGAAACTGTACGTGATGCTGATGGTGTTGAGTTGTATAAAACTTACATGTCAAAGCGCGTTATTGTTGATGATGGCTTGCCAGTTGAAGCGGGTGTTTATACCACATACCTGTTTGGCGAAGGCGCAGTCGGTTATCAAAACGTGGGCGCTCCAGTAGGTGTTGAAACGGATCGTGATAGCTTGGCAGGTTCGGATATTCTGATTAACCGTCAACACTTTGTACTTCATGCGCGTGGTGTGAAGTGGAAAGGCGCTACTGGCATTGCACCAAACAATGCTGGTCTTAAAACTAGCACGAATTGGGAACGTGTTTATGAGAACAAGCAAATCCGTATGGTTGCTTTCAAACATAAACTCGCTTAACTGAATTAAGGGTGTGGCAATCTGCCATGCCCTTTTTATTTGGAGTAGGACATGGGATTAGCAGCATTTAACCGTATGCGTCGTGAACAAGCCGAGCGTGAAGCGAAAGAACAAGAGGAAGATGTTCAAGAAAAACCGATCAATAAAATGACGGTTAATGAACTGCGTGAAAAACTTTCAAGCTTGGGTGTGAACGCGGAAGAATCAGCCAAAAAAGCTGAATTAATCAGCTTGCTTGAGAGTGTTTTGTTGATTGACTCAAAGCAAGCAGATCAACAGGAAGATATTGAGCAAAATAACGATGAATCTACCCAAGATGAATCGACAGAAGAACAGCAACCTGAGTAAATAATATGAGCTATATCACCGAAGCAGATGCCCTTGAGAATATTCCAGACTTTGCCACTCAAAGTGATAAAGCTCGTTTACTTGCTCAATCAGAAGCGTATCTGCGCTCTCGTAACATTAAAGAATATACAGATGGTGCAGAAGTGCCACAGCCTCTTAAATTAGCATCGTATGAAGTCATTAAAGGCATCATTGCAGGCAAGCTGTACCAAGGCAAAAAAGCCACGGTGACAAGCAAAACCATTTCAGCTCAATCAGGCACCAGTGTTTCAAAAACCTTTGCTGATGGCTCGGAAGATTTGAACGTGTATGAACAGTTTATTAATGAGCTGATTGCGCCATATATTAAAGCGCAAGGCGTGCAATGGCTGGATCGACTATGATTAATAATAATTATGTTCCAGAGTGGTATAGCACTCCTTTTGAGCACATGCGTTACACACTGGTTAGAAATCAAGATCAACTAGATATTTTATTTGATGATGTAAAAGCCCCTTTTGAGTTCTTAGAAGGCGGTGCTGATGCTCGTGTGAATTTCACAGAAGATCATGCGATTGTTCAAATCAAAGATTGTGACTGGTGGAACATTAGACAGAAACACGGGCTTTTGTTGCATGAGGCTGTTCATATTTGGCAAGAGCTTAAGGAAAAAATGGGTGAAGATAAGCCGAGTGTGGAATTTGAGGCTTATTCAATTCAAGCACTAGCTCAAGATTTATTTGATCTTTATGAGCAAAGCGAGGTTTAGATGAGAGATGAACTTCAAGAAGAACTCGCAGCCGCATTCGATGACGACTTAGCCGATGCTGTCGACACCTTCACCTGTGAAAAACTGATTTATTCCGGTGAGTTTGATTTCGAGAGTCAGACCTATCCCATTGTTGGTGATGAGTCGTATTCAGGTCGTGGCGTTCTCGGTAATTACTTAAAAGATTTGGTAAAGCCGACTGATTACCAGGTGGAAGATGCTAAAGCTATCGTTCTGCAGAATGAATTATCACAGGCTCCGCAAATTGGTGATGAATGGGATTTTGGTCACGGAAAATTTAAGGTGATTAATATCTCCAAAGACCCAACAAATAGCATTTGGACTTGCCAACTTCGGAAGGTGTGGTTATGACAATGCCGATAAGTTTTTTTAAAAATACAGGTGAGCTAGAGCGGATCAATAAACTTCACAGCAACTCAGCAGACCCCAAAGTTGTCACAGTTATCATGAGTGAAGAGAATCGCAAGCAGCATGGGCAGCTACTGAAGTACAAGTTGCAAATTAATAGAATGAGGCTACGTGATGTCATGGAAAAACAAACCGACTAATTTTGCGCTTGAAATAGAGAAAATTGGCGACGAGCATTTGCGGAAAGTGAGTGCTGAGATGTTGATTCAAGTAATTGTTGGGAGTCCTGTTGATCAGGGTGCTTTTAGGGGTAATCATTTGATTAGCTTAAATGGTGCTGATAATTCTTACGATATAAACCATAAAGACAAAGATAGTAACTCCACTCAGGAGGCAGGAAATCAAAAGATTCTCCAAGCCAAGATGGGGGATATGGTTTATGTACAGAACAATCTACCTTATGCGGTTGCACTTGAGAACGGACATAGCCAACAGAGGACATTGGGTATTTATTCAATTGCTTTCATGAATGTATCGAGCAAATACAAATGATAAAAGCTCTGCAAAACTGGATATTTGATAGGTGGCTTGAATCTGTGATTTACAATCACCTACAAAATCAATTTGAGCGGAAATACGGAAAGCAAAGGCAGCATGGTCAGCTCTGGCACAACTTAAACCCTGAACAAATTAAAAGAATGAAGTTTAGGGATTATGAGAAGCCCAGACTGGTGTATATATTTAATTCAGGTAAATAACATGAGCATGTCCTTATCTCAAGCTGAAACAGAAATTTATACAAAGATCGGTCAATTCACTGGTGTAGAGAAAGCCAATCTCCGCATTGAGAATCAGCAACTAAATAATGGGCAACCGTTCAAAGCACCAGACGATAAGCCTTGGTGTAAAGTTTTTGCACAGTACGCTGATAGTCAGGTGGTAGCGATCGGCAATGATCCATGTATTCGGGATCAAGGCATTATTTCAATTCAATGCTTTGCACCTAAAAATAAAGGCACTCTTGCTATGACTGCATTGTGTGATGCTTGGCGTTCATTTCTGCAATCCTTTAGTGTATCTCATCTTGAAATTTATAAAGTCCATGCACCTCAAAGCATGAGTGATGATAATTTTTATGGAAAGATTATTCGGGCTGAGTTCCGAGTCAACTAATTCTTATTCTGCCACCGGAAGGTGGTTTTTTATATCTAAGGAAAAATTATGGCTACTCGCCCAGTAACTCTCACAAATGTACCGCAACTCATCACCGCAAAAGCCGCATATATGGAAAGCCAAGGCGGTGATTTTCATTTTGTATTTTCCGCAACAGCCCCCGCTGGAGTTACAGCAAACCATAAAGACCGGAAGCTATATGTTGATGGCTCTTTAGGTCCTTTGTACGCATGGAAAAGCAACACATCACAAGTTCTGTTAGTTATATCGGAAGCTATCTAATGATCAAAACACCGCTAAGCACCGTCATTGGCGGTGCATTTTGGACACCGGGTGCCACAATTATTGGCTCAACAAGCGCAACCATCAACACAATCATCAAATCCTTATTCGCAAACGGTGAACAAGGTTTTACCCGAACTCTTGATGACTACTCAATACTGTTTCAAGATGCTGTCGGAACTATTCCGGTTACAGCGGTTGGGCAGCCAGTTGGGTTGATGTTGGATAAGAGTAAAGGCTTGGTGTTGGGTTCTGAATTAGTAATAAATGGTAATTTTACCAATGGAACTACTGGTTGGAATTCTATCAACGGAACAGATGAAGTTGTAAGTGGTGGATATCTTAATTTTATTAATGCATCAACCAGTAATCCCAATGTAGGTCAACAAGTTGGGGTACAGACTTCTAAGTTTTATAATATATCTTTCCGCATTGCTAAGTATGCATCGGGTGGAGTTTACTTTGTACTTTATTCTGTAAGTGGTAGCGTAACTAAAGTAACAGCTACGTACTCAGCAAACGGTGTGTATACGATTATGCTAGATGCACCGTTTGACGCAACAGGTTATATGGGAATCCGAACTACTGCGGCAGCGACAACGCTAAGTATTACTGATATATCTATAAAAGAGCTGGCAGGAAATCACGCTTATCAATCAACAACATCACAACGTCCGATTTACCAAGATAACCCTAAAAGGGTTGATTATGATGGTGTTGATGATAATTTGATCACAACACTTCCAGCACAACTCACAAATTGCACAGTTATTCGCGCAATTCCAAATGTTGGGACTCAAATACTTACAAATCAAACAATTCCAGCAACTTATACAGATAATACGGATCATTGCGGGCTTATTGTTATTAACCGCGCTTTAACAGTGTCAGAAACAGCGCAAATTACAAAGCTATTCAATAAAGCCGCGGGAGTGTGAAATGTTTAACTTATCAGTTGTGAATATAGTGCCTAACTTACACCGTGTAGCAATCAACGCGATTGCAGAACTATATGGCTGTGGCCCTGATAATGTTTCTGTAAAGCTAGTTAACGGCAATGGTGCAATTTATTGGGGCTGTCATGCATGGTGGAAACCAGAAGATTATGCTCTATTTTCAGATGCAGAATTAAGAGCGCAAATTGTCCCTACCGAGTTAGCGCCATCACTCGGTTATTTGTATGAACGCCTAGTGCTTGATGGTGATAGTCAAGAGAACTGGCAAAGTGCTTTAGATGAACTTGGTTTAAGCCTTGTTGAAGCCGAATAAACCAAATCAAACATAACCGTCCGAAAGGGCGGTTTTTTTATACCTAAAAACAGGAGTAAGCCATGTCTAAGGGCTCTGCAATAAAACTATTTTACGCAGCAGAAGAAACACCAGGTGTTTTACCAACAACACCAGTCTGGAAAACAGTTCGACGTGTAACCGATGGATTAACTGAAAACATCACCACATCAACATCAAATAGTGTTTTGGATTCTCGATTCCGTCAAGGATCCACTGCAGATGAATCCGAAATTACCGGTTCACTAGAAGTTGAATTATCAATTGGCACATTTGACGACTTCATTGGTGCTGTGGCAATGAATGCCTGGGTAGTTGATGGGGTTGATCCTGAAAAATCTACACTTCAATTTGGTGGCGACACAACCAAAACTTTCACTTTTGTAAAAGTGTTTGGTGATATTAATCAGGTTCATGTGTACAAAGGTATCCGTATTGGCGAGCTTAGCTTAAGCATTGCAACCACTGGCAAGATTACAGCGACATTTGGTTTGTTGGGTACGGACTTCGAAAAAGCTGTTTCAAACCCTGTGACCAGTCCATTACCTGCGGACGATGCTGTTTTAGTATCAGCATTAAACGTCAACACAATGACGGTGAACGGTCAAAATACTGTTGGCACAGCATGCGTACAATCAGTCGAGCTAACAATTACAAATAACTTGTCACCTTATCGCTGTATTGGCTCTGGCAAGCTATCAGCTCAAGGCTATAACGACAAGATGATTGATATCACTCTAGCCACTCAATTCATGTTTACAATCCAGTCTGCCACATACATTCCTTATGTGAAATCACGTGCAACTATGCCGCTTGAATTTGCAATCGGGGATCCAACAGGCAATAAATATGAATTCAGCTTCCCTCAATTAGAAGTATCTGAATCTTCACATCCAGACGGTGGTGGCGATGATGACATCATGCTTGATGTGTCATTTGCTCATATCAAAACATCACCAGTGATTACTCGCACACTAAACGCATAACAATAGCCGCTTAACTATCTACAAAGCACCTTTCGGGGTGCTTTTTTTATGCCTGAGTGTTTTATTTGCATTCCGCATTCAGGCCAATACAACTCAAAGGAGTTACCTATGAATGCGATGTTAAAGCCGATCGAAATCGTTAATGTTGAAAATGGCGAACCAATGACAACCACATTGCAAATTGCATTGGGGCTTGGGTTGCAGCATAAGAACGTTGTGCAGATGGTCAGAACATATCTTCCCGACTTTCAAGAGTTCGGCTTGGTCGCGTTTAAAACGCGGGCAAGATTAGAGGGTCAGCATGGTGGTGGTGATGTTCGCTATGTAGCTTTGAATGAACAGCAGGCAACTTTTTTAATGACTCTCTTGCGTAACAGTCCACGAGTAATTGGGTTTAAGAAAGCCTTAGTTAAAGCATTCTTTGAAACACGTGAATTTATTCGCTCACAAGATCAAAGCTATAACAACATTCACAACAAGCTTTCACTTCAACTAAAGTTGGAAAAATCAGACGCAAGCCTTGCAGGTAGTATCTTGGGAAGCTATCGCAAGAAAAGAGATTTATTAATGACTGCAATAGCTGAAGTTGAAAGACTTATGCAGCCATGCTTGTTTGATTAATAGGTAAATAACACAACAGCCGCCTTCGGGCGGTTCTTTTTGGGATATAAAAATGGCATTTGGTATTGGAACAAGCACAAACACCGCTAAATGGTTTGATTACAAGAAAGATGGTGAAAAGCAGCAGCGTCTTAAAATTAAGAGCGCTAGCAATGAGTTATATTTAGCCAAAAATGAAGAAGCAGGGATTTTATATCGCGCTCAAGCAGATAATGAAAACAAAAAACCGTTTCATTACTTCCAGTACAAGGCTGAAGCTTATTTAATTGAAGATTGGCAGGGTTTTGATATTCTGCATATCAATGAAAATGGCGAGCAAGAGCTAAAGGAAGATGTTTCTTTCTCAGTTGAAATTGCCGCTGAGATTTTCTTAAAGGGCGGCATTCAGGGCGCTGAGCTTATGACATTTGTTTCAAGCAAAGCATTAGGAATTTCAGCCGAATACGAAATAAACCGACAGCTCATCTTGGGAAAGTTAAAGAGCTCTACGAATACTCAGAGCGATACGCAGGACTCTCAGAACACCAAATAAAACAAAGACAGGCGCTCGGACTAGAAATTCCAGAGCCACCAAAATACAGCTACACAGCAAATGCAATATTGAGTGCTTATAACACGATTGCACGAGCTAGAAAGTATGAGCAAGGTGTGCCATTGGCTTTGGGTGCCACCGAGATTGGTGCATATCTTGAGTTGTATGAGGTGCCTTGTGAATTGCATATTTTGGTTGAGTGCGTATTTGCCTTGGATAATAAGCATTTAGATAAGGCGCATAAGCGGATGAGTAGTCAGGTGAAGAAACCATCTTAGGGTGGTTTCTTTTTACCTGAATAATTAGTATCTTGTCTCTAATAATTAAGGGGGTGGATATGTCTTTAAAACAATGTAAAGAGTGTGGGAATCAGGTTAGTGATAAAGCTCTGGCTTGTCCATCTTGCGGGGCTAAGCAACCCAAAAAGACAAGCATTGTGACTTGGTTTGTTTTGGTTTTGATTGGTTTTACTGTTCTTCTTGGGGCGTTAGGCGCTCTAATAGATAACGGTGAAACACAAGAGGTTGAGGTTAAAGCAGAACCCAAAAAAGAAAACAAAGCTGGGGTACTTTTATTTATGGCTCAACAGCAAATTAAAGCCAGCTCTAAAGACCCATCCTCAGTTGTGTTTCAAGGTGAGCAATTGCATCAAAAAACCAAATATGGTGCTGTTGCATGTGGAGAAGTTAATGGAAAAAACTCATTTGGTGGCTATACAGGAATGAGGGGTTTTGTAGTGACTGAAAAAGACGGAGAGATTCTCTTAGAGGGTAGTCAGAATAATAAAAAGTTCATCAAAATATGGAATGAGATTTGCACTAAATAAATTAAATACAAACATCAAATAAACCTCGCTTTTAGCGGGGTTTTTTATTGCCTAAAGGAAAGTGAAATGACTCAAGAATCCCGTTTGGTTATCACAGTTGATTCAAGAAAAGCCAAGACCGAACTGGATTCGGTTGATAAGTCGCTCAAGAGTGTTGAAACGCAAGGTGATAAGACGGCTAAAAAATCCAAAGATCTTAGTGCGTCTTTTAAGCAGGCTGGCGATTCAGCAAAATCAGCTAAAGAAGGTGTATCTAGTTTTGATGGTTCGCTTGGCGGATTAACTAAAACACTCGGCTCAAGCAATGCACTACTATCGTCTGCTGCAATCGGAATTGCCGGAATTGCAGGTGCGGCGGTTGGTTCGCTTGGTGCGCTGACTGGCATGGCATTGGCTTATGCTAATAACGCAAGAGAGATTCAAAACCTTGCCACTGTTGCTGATATGGGGGTGGTTGAGTTTCAGCGAATGGCTGTAGCAGCTCAGCAGGTAGGTATTACTCAAGAGCAGTTATCTGACCAGATCAAGGACTTTAACGAGAAGCTTGGCGAGTTTGTTTTAACTGGAAAAGGTGAGGCTACAGACGCTTTTGAGCTGCTGCAAAAAAATGCAAAGATGTCAGGCGAAGAAATCAAGAAGTTTGCGCTTGAAATGCAAAAAGCATCTGGTGGCGATGCAATGCAGATGTATGTAGATAAGCTTGAGGAAGCTGGTGTATCACAAGAGCAAATGTCATTCTTGACTGAGAACATGGCCAATGACTTTACAAAGTTATTACCAATCTTTGCTGACAATGGTGCCGCAATTGATGCATGGGGCGATGCGGCTGAACGTGCTGGCGCTATCATGGATGAGCAAGCCATTGCAAAAGCAAATGAGTTAAATACCCAATCACAACTTCTTGAATTGCAATTAAAGGGCATGAGTAACACTATGCTGGCCGCTGTGGTTCCAGCATTGGTTGATATTGCTGATGCATTTTTTCAAGACTCAGAGCAAGGGAATACCTTCTCTCAAGTCGGTGACACTCTTGCCTTAACTTTAAAATTACTAGCATCAACCGCTATCGTTGTTGGTAATGCCTTTTATTTGGTTGGTGATGCGATTGGCGCTGGTGCGGCAGCCATGCAGCAATTCTTGAGTGGTGACTTTTCAGGTGCAGCGCAAACCGTTAAGGATAACTACAACAATGCTGTGGATTCCGTTGCTAACTCAATGGAAAAAATAGATAAAATTTTTACAGGTAAAACTTCAGCAAAAATAAAACCACTAAGCGCACCACCACCAAGCCGTAGCGGTGGAAGGACTGGAGTAACAACTGGATTAAATGAATTTGCAGCGGGTGGAAAAGGAAAATCCAAGAAAGAAAAATCTGGAGGCGGTAGACAAAAATCAGATGCCGATAAGCGCAAGCGAGAAGCTGAGCGGCTAGCCAAAGAAATCGCTCGGATTGAGTATGAATATTCCAGTGCTGAGCAAAAAAGAAAGCTTAAGCTAAATGATGAGATTAGCAAGCTTCAGGAAAAAGGAATGAGCGAGTATATCCCTCTTGCAAAAGCAAGATACCAAGAGGAAGAAAAACTCATCCAAATGAAGTTTGAGTATGAGTTGGTTGAGCATCGCTTAACTGAAGATCAAAAGCTTCGTTACTCAATGAATATTAAAGAGCAAGAGATTAAGTCTGACGCCGATCTAACCAAGGAGCAGCGCAAGCTTAAACTGGATGCCCTTGGCGACCAATTTAAACAAGAGTTAAGTTACATTAAGCTCGCTAAAGAACAGCGCATCTTCCAAGCTGAACAAGGCATGTATAGCGAAATGGAATTAATCCAAAAGCGTTATGCATTTGAATTGCAAGAAATAGCGAAAGTTCAGGATGCAGATGAGCGATCAAGATTATTAAATGCTGCCTCTTTTAATAAAAAGGAATCCGAGAATGACCTAACAAAATCACTAACCAGTGATTACATGGGTGTTATGGGTATTGAGGAAAATCCGCTTATTCAGCAATTTGAGGTTCTGAATAAACTACGTGAAAATGACTTGATTAACGAGGAAGCTTATCAAAATGCCAAATTACAACTTCAAGCCAAATCTACTGCTGGATACATGGAGGGAATGCTTGGAGGTTTTGCAAGTCTTGTGGATGAGAACTCTAAAACCTATGCAGTACTGTTTGCAGCACAAAAAGCCTTTGCTGTAGCTCAAGCTATGTTGAATATTCCGGCAGCATATTCGAAAGCATACGATGCAGTTGTTGGAACGCCTTATATTGGCCCATACATTGCGCCAGTTGTTGGTGCTGCGGCTGCGGCCTTACAGGTTGCACAAGCAACTCAAATTAAATCTACCACTATGTCAGGCTTCAAAACAGGCGGCTACACAGGCAACTACGGTATAAACCAAGAGGCGGGTGTTGTGCACGGTCAAGAGTACGTATTGAATGCTGAAGCAACCAAGCGCGTCGGTGTGAATACGCTTAACGCCATCAACAACGGTGGAACTATTCAGGCTGAGAAGCAGGCGCAGGCAAATGCGAAGGTAGGTGGTGGTCAGGCTCAGACCACACCGCAGAACATTGCCATCAATAACATTCTTGATCCATCAATTGTTGGTGATTTTATGGGCACAAGTTCTGGTACAAAAACATTCATGAACTTCATTAAAAACAATCGATCTTCGATTAAGGCGATGATTGCATGAAATTGATGACAGAAAATTTTGGTGAAGTGGTTTTATTGACTTCACCTGCACTGGTAGGTGCCACTGAGAGTATTGGGTTTAAAACCGATATTTTCGAATCGAAAAATGGCACCGAGACGCGGATACCACTCAAAGATAAAGCCCGGCAAACGCTGNNATGTGCAATGGGGTGGTATTCGTAAAAACTGGGCTGTTCCATTATTTCAAGAATCTCAATTCGTTGGTGATGTTGTTTCTGAAACGGTTGTGATTGACGAGCAAGAAGTAGAGCAAACGTCAGTTTTATGTAGAACAGATATTTTCTCTTTTTATGATGGTTGTCTTGCACTGCTAAAGAATGATACCGAGCAAGTTTTAGTTGAAATCCAAATAGTTGAAAGTGATCGTTTGGTGATTGCGAATGCTGTGAACATTGCAAATGCAAAACTCTATCCGGTGCGCATTTGTTTTATTAATGGTGATATTACGCGGCAGGTCAGTGATTTTTACACGCGCTCAGATGTTTCATTTATCGTGATTGATGAGCATGAAGTTATTGAAAATGTGTCGGAGCAATTTCTTGCAAATGATCTACATAAATTTTGCTTGATGCTTGACGGCAGCAGTCTGGATGCAACCATATCCCAGCAGCAAAACATGATTAACAATGAAGTTGGTGTGATTTATCAAGGAACGGATTGGGGTTTTGCAAGATACAGCAAGCAGTACAGAACTATTTTACGTGGTCCTGAAGAGCTGTATGCATATCGTCAATTCCTATTTCGCAGACGCGGTAAATACAGACCTTTCTGGTTGCCGACCTACGAAGCTAATATGCGATGCAAAAGCACCGGGTTTATTTCGTCGGTACTGTTGATTGAGTCTGATCAATACAAACAGCTTGCAGATCAGCGCAAGCATATCGCGATCAAAAGCAATAATACCTGGACAACTCACACGATCACTACATCGGCCATAGTGTCGGGAAGTGCTGTTCAGGTCACGATATCGCCAGCATTAAATAAAAACGCATCCTCAATAGAGTTGATTTCATATCTAGGTTTGCATCGTCTTGATGCTGATTCGGTGGATATTAACTATCAAGGTTCCGGTATTGCAGAAGTGTCTGTACCAATATTAGAAATAGAGGCTTGAAATGGGTATAGCTAAATTCTTTCAATCACTCACAAACTCTGCAGTTCGTCGTGAGCTTTATGAATTCACACGAGGAGAGGTGAAGTTTTATTACACGTCGAGCGATAAGTCTGTTCAAGATGGTGAAACGATTTATGAAGCCATTACGCTGACCAGATCATCAATTGATTCAAGTAGTGATCTGGAAAAAAACTCGATTGATATTACTTTCGCTCTCAATAGTAAATTTGCCCAAGACTGTCTGCGTTCAGCACTTGAAGAAAATATCCTGGTGAAGGTGAGCAAGTTACAATTTGGCAACATCTCAACTTTGTGGCAAGGTCGGGTTACTGCAGTCAAGCCTGATGGTGTAGAAATTACGCTGAAATGTGAAACGGATTATACAAGTTTGGGTCGTGCTGGTGCGCGTTATAAGTATCAGCGAACGTGTTGCCATGATCTCTATGGTAGTGGCTGTAAACTTGATAAATCACAATGGGGCATTCAGACAACAGTTAAATCGGTAGATAAGTTGAATGTGCAACTTCGTGATTTAGCTGTCGATGATAATTATTTCAGACTCGGTATGTTGCAGAGCAGTACCAGTGTAAATGTAGCAATTGAGTCGAGCGCTGGGCAATCAGTTACCTTGATTCGTCGCTTAGATTCTTTAGCAGATCAAGTTACTACCGATGCAGCATTAGTTACATATAACATAACAAAACAATCTTTAATTGACTCTCAGGATACTCAAGTTTTAGCGCAAACAGAGTTGGATCAAGTAATTGCAGATCGTGATGCTTTAGATCAATTAAGTCCGACCTATGAACAAGATTTACTGGATGCGCAAGCGATTGTCGATCAGAAACAAAATGAACTCGATAATGCGCATCAGCATACACAAGATGCGCAAACAGCATTTGAATTGGCATCTGAATCAGTATTTTTTGTGACTGTTTACCCTGGGTGCATGAAATCATTAACGGCATGTAATCGATTCAACAATACGGACAATTTTCTTGGTTTTTCATATATGCCAGAGGATAACCCTACTATTACGAGGATTGTGTAATGTGGCCAATGATTATCGCTGCAGTAGTTGCTGTTATTGCATCTGCATATGCAATTATTATGATGCGGAAAGGACAGAAGTCCTCTATGACACCGGGAGAAATGGATAGCACGAAGACAGATGAAGGCGGCTCAATTCCTGTTATTTTTGGTACATGTGATGTGGCCCCAAACGTCACAGCCTTTTTAGCCGGTACACCGCAGGCAATTCAAAAATAGGTGAATAATGGAAACTCAAAATAGCTCGCAAAATGCGGGCTTTATTTTTGTCCGCCATATCCGTGCTTGCGGTATGTGTTCTATTAAATCTAGGCGTTTTCTTTTGGATCAAGGTTGGTCAAATCAGCAGGTTCAAGACTTCTTTAAAAACGGCATGCCAATTGACGAATTTGAGCAATTCTTTGGACATGATGCCATGGCGCGACAAGTCATAGAGAGAGCAAAACAAGATGGGTAGTAAAAAAAAGCAAACAATCGGCTATAAGTACTTTGCAAGCGGGCATTTTGTTTTGTGTCATGGTCCTGCTGATGCAATCACAAGAATTTCATTTCAAGACAAAGATGCTTATCTGAATGAAGAAAACGAAAATAAAACAATATTGATCAACAAACCAAGTTTATTCGGTGGTGATGAGCAGTCGGGTGGCGTACAGGGTAATCTTGAACTTTTATTCGGGCATGCTGATCAGCCAAAAAACAGCACATTGCAGAAAATATGTACCAAAATTTCAGATAGTTTTAATGGTTTAATTTCTGCTTATCGCGGTGTGTGCTCCGTTGTTTTTGATGATGTTTATATTGGCACAAGCCCAAACATGCCAGATTCAAAATGGCGTGTAAAACGTATTCATACTCGACACGATGGGCAGGTTCAATGGTATGACGAAAAAGCGGAGATTAATCCAAGTTATTTTAGTGGAAGCATTGATTCAGCTTACTTATACAATGTGCAAGATGGTTTTTCATCACTTTCACAGTTAGCACCTTATGCGGTTATTGATTTTGATGACTCTAGCTGGTCAATAGGGCGCGGACCATTTGGCTATGTTTTAGGTTCAGGATTACCGACACCGAACACTTATGTAGCACCTGGATCTGGTCGAGCAATTATGATCCGTCAAGTTTTTAATATTCAAAATGCAAGTGCGGTTGGTGATTTAGAAATAGCAATGAAGCATGATGATGGTGGTGTTTTGTATTGGAATGGTGAGCAAATACCTCTTGTCTCAGATTCTTATTATATTTCTCGTGCAGTTATCCCAAACTCAAAAATAAGAAATGGCAAAAACATGTTGTTTTGTGCTGCAGTTGATTCAGTCCCAACCGGCTCACCATCTGGTATTTATTTGTATCTTGAATATAAAACGACACTTAGTGCAGCAGTGGATGCAGACATTAACCCAGCGCACATTATTAGAGAATGTTTGACGAATCAAGTTTGGGGAATTGGTGTTGTTGAGTGGAATATTGATGATGTCTCATTTAAAAAATCTGCAGATATTCTCTATGAAGAGCAAATGGGTATGTCCATTAAATGGACTGATTCAACATCAATCAATGAGTTTGTTGATAATATCAAAGAACATATTAATGCTCAGCTCTATTTAGATCGAGTCACTAACAAGTGGAAACTCTACTTGATTCGTGATGATTATGATGTTGCTGTTTTGATTTCACTTGATGAAAGTAATATTCGAAATCTCGATTTTGAACGTCGTACTTTGGCTGAATGTGTAAACTCAATCACTGTAACCTATTGGGATAGGGAGCGTGCAAAAGACTCAACAGTAACAGTTCAAGATATTGCACGTATTGCACAGCAGGGTGGTGTTATTTCTCAATCTATTGACTATAAAGGATTTACAAATAGTGACTTGGCCAGTCGTATTGCATTGCGTGATCTAAAAACGCTTTCAAGCACATTGGCATCAGTATCCTTTGATGTGGATGAAAGTTTTTCAGAATCCTGGCACGAAGGCATGCCATTTAAGCTATCCGACGTAAGTTATGGACTATCTGAAGCTGTAATGCGCATTCGCACAATAAAGCGTGGAGATGGCATTAATAACACGGTTTATGTCGAAGCAATTGAGGATTCTTTTAGCAGTCCAATGCAAAGCGTTGTTGAATATGTACCGCCAATTACTAGCGGTGACAGCACTGCAAAAAATGCTACTGCAATTGCATTTGAAGTGCCATACATCGAACTTATTGAGCAATACGGTCAAGATGAAGTTGATGCAAAGCTTTTAAATTATCATGACATTGGGTATGTCGGAATGGCTGCAATTCGTCCGAATAACCATCATATCAATGCTAGCCTCTATGTGAATTCAGGTGCTGGTTATGATGAAAGAACGACTTTAGATTTTTGTCCAAACGCATCTTTAAAAAATGCAATTGGTCGTACGGAATTAACTTTTGAGCTTGAAAATATTGCTGAATTTGGTCTACTGAAGGCAAATAACAAAATCCAGATTGGTAGCGAAATTATGGGTTTTGTAAGTTTTGATGATGCAACCAACATCATCACAGTGAAACGTGGATGCTTTGACACAGCACCTCAAGAACATGCTTTGGAATCTCAAGTTTACGGATGGGATAATTATTCAGGTCTTGATGATCAAGAGTTCTTGGGTGGAGAAATGGTTTCATTAAAAGCCCTAACATTGACTGGATCAGATGCACTTGAGTTGAATGAGGCATCCACATATAGCTTAACTTTATCAGCACGTGCTATTCGTCCATATCCGCCCGCAAACATCAAAATCAATGATGAATACTTCCCACAAGAAATTGAGACAGATCTTATTTTAACTTGGGTGGACCGCAATCGCTTGCAACAAACTGGCGGCAGTATTTTGGGCTGGTTTGATGCTGGAGTAATAATAGAGCTAGGTACTCAAACGCATTTGATTTTGACGCAGTTAGATGAAAACAATCTTGAACTTGCCACGACAAACGCTAACGTGACAGGCACCACAAGTTACACAATGCCAATTTCATCATTGCAGGTAGATGCACGGACAATTGAGATCGTTCTAAAAACTGTTCGTGATGGATATGAGTGTCTAAATCCATTTATTCACACAGTTGAATTATCGCAATTCTTCAGCGCTCCATACGATTTAACAGTTGAGTTTAAAAATGACTAATCGCTTAGAGTTAAATTGGAAGCTCGACGGCTTTGTTGATGAGCAACGTTATTACTGCTCTGAAACACCGATTGATATTGAAAATTTGCCAACTCCAAAAGCTGTTCTTGCGGGTGGTGTGCGCACATATATAGACACAGAGATTGAAGTGGGTAAGACATATTATGTTCGGGTTGGGTCTGTGAAAAATGGAGTAGAGAAAATTAGTAATGAAGTTTTAGTTAGATTAGTAACTTACACCAATAAATTTAATTTACCTTTGCGCTCAGATGCAATTGATACAGTTCATGCGGACTGGATGGCGACATTAACTAATATTACATTTAGTGATGGTGCCATTTTTAATGGCACAGGATCAGCAATCGTGATGTCTGGACCAGAAACTTATTCATCCTTGCCAATTTCATCTGATTTTGATTTATCTTTAAATTTCAACATAACATCATTTAAAAATGCAGTTATGCCTTTGTTATATAAAATGTATGATTCCGCGAGCGTGGAATATCAGATATGGATCGAAGCTAATAAAGTAGGCTTTGTTTGGTACAGCGAATCTGGAGTTAAAGTAAATTATGGTACCTCAGTAAGTGTACTAACTGTTGGATTGGGAATTGATTATGAGCTTCTGATCGAAAAGAGAGGTGCGCAAATTACTTTTAAGCTTAATAGTATTGCCAAAGGTACGGTTGATGTTGGTAATGGTAATGGACGATTAAATTCACAACACAGAGTTCATATCGGCTATGCACCTCATACGACTATACGTCGTTTTCATGGGAAAATATGGGGAATTAATCTAAGAGTTTATGAGTAAGCACCTTCGGGTGCTTTTTTATTGCCAAAATTTAGGGGGGATCATGCAGGAGCATGAGAAAAATTTACTGCTGCTTATCGTAATCGGGGCATGTATTGGTTTTGCCAAACTGCTTGTTTCAGATGAAAAACTGACATGGCGCTTGACGATAGGTCGAACAATCCTTGGCGCAGCAACATCAACGATTGCAGGCGCCATCATTCTGCAAATTCCAGATATTAGCCCACTAGCCTTGATTGCGATTGCATCAGCTCTTGGGATTTTGGGAAGCACATTCATCGAAAATTGGCTTAAATCACAATCTACAAAATTGGGTGTTAAATGAAACTAATCGATAACTGGAAGCAGGCTTGGAAACTCAAGTCAGTACAAGTGGGTGCAATTAGCGCATTTTTTTACATCTTAATTTTGTTCTCAGAGCAATTCTTAGGAGTATGGAACATTATCCCGCAAGACCTCAAAAACTATATTCCTACTCAATGGCAAGAGTATGTCGGGGTATTTGTTGGTGTGGCAATGATTCTTGCACGATTGAAAAAGCAGCCCGAATTGAATACCAGTATTCAGCCATTTATCACGGTGACAGCAGGACACTCTAATAAAGATCCAGGTGCAGTCAATGGTAAATTTAAAGAAGCCGAATTAGTCACTAAGTTTCGTAATGCAGTAGCACATTATTTGTCTGAAGCAGGTGTGGCAATAAAAACTGAACCGTACCGGGTTTGTCGGAGACTTTTTTATTTAAGTTAGGCCACCTGACCTAACGGGTTAATCTTATCATAGTACATTGCTTCAAACTCAAAAGGCGATACATAACCCAGTGCACTGTGTACACGCTTTTTATTGAACCAATCTACCCAGTTTAGTGTCGCAAGTTGTACATCTGCTAAACCTTGCCAATCTGCTTTTAAATATTCAATCACCTCTGTTTTGTATAAGCCATTCACCGTTTCAGCCAGAGCATTATCGTATGAATCACCCGTTGTACCGACTGATGCTCGTAAATTTGCAGCTTCTAAACGATTGGTATAGCGAATAGAAAGATATTGAACACCTCTATCGGAATGATGAATCACATTCTTTGGCATGCATCGATCGTGCAATGCTTGCTCAAGTGCATCGAGTACCATATCTGTATTCATCCGTGTAGATACTTTCCATCCAACAATTGCTCGTGAGAACACATCAATAACAAATGCGGTATAGA